CAAGCGTTCGCAGCCCACCGGCTGCTCGCGGTTCTCCAGAACCCCGCGCTCCAGGAGTGGGCCGAAAATCTTCTTCGTCTCGAAGCTACTGTTATGCACCGCTGGCTCGAACGCAGAAACATCCCAACGAATCTATGGGCCCTTTGCGACTATCAGGAACGGCTGGAAGAGCAGGGGAGTTGTTTTATTCAGTGGTGTTGGGAACAAGTAACTAAAGAACTGTTTGCGGCCTTTGAAGGTATCTCCATGCGAGTAATTAATGACGAAAAAGTGCTGGCCGCACTTAAAGCCCGTTGGACGAAGTTCGGAAAGAACGGGAAAGCCAATGAGACAGTTGCTCTCAACCTGTTTCGCACATACCGCAGCATCAAGGATTACGGCTGGCAGGAAACTATGGACTCTATGTCCCGCGCGACCTTCTACCGCCACGTTGATCAGATTTGCGAATGCGGACTTTCGAAGGCTGCACTTCAGAAGCTGAAGTTGGACGACCAGAAAAACAACGTTGTCCCGATCCTGCGCTTCCTGCAAGTTGATTTCAGCGCTCAACGTCCTGGTTGGTACGTTGAGCCATCGGTGGAGGCTGCATGATGTTGTCTTGGGCATATCTGCGCGGCTTTCGTGACTACCGCCCGCGCCGTATTTATTGCAACCCGTACCTGCTTTGCAGCTACGACTACAACGAATATGAGCGTGGTTGGTTTCAAGCGCATAAGCGTACTGGGCTGTTTTCATGATCGCCGCAACTATCAACGTCCTGGTCGTAACCATGTGCGGACTGTTGGCAATTCACTTTCTCGGGCGCTGGGCCCGTTCATAACCGAGGTAATCACCATGCTGGTACAAATGGGCCTGTGCAAGGGCATCTCCACCAAAGAAAAGATGAATGGAACCATCATCGAGCATTACTTGGTTCTCACCGCTCCTGGTAAAGATCAGTTCGGCCAAGATGTAGAGCAATCTATTGGCCTCAAAGTCTCCAAGCGTCAACTCGATTCAGGCATCGAGAACGCTTATAAGGCGTACATCGGCAAACAAGTTGCTGTCCCGGTATATGCCAAAGCCTGGAAGTCCAAAACCGGCTCTGCTTTCGGCATGGACCTGTGGCTCTCTGATGACGGCCTGCCTGTACCAGTTCAGCGCGTACAACCGCGACCCGCTGCCGTATCTGGCGGCAACTGATTCTCATGTTTTACATCGCGTGCTCAGAACACTGGACTACAACGCCCGAAGGCGAACTTCGGTGCACTGGCACGCTAACTGAGTCGGGCAATCCTGCCCTAACTGCCGACGACTACGCCGAACTTAAAGATCAAACGATCATTCTGTTCGCAGTTGTTTTCGGCTTCCTAGTGCTTAAAAAGGCACTTTTCTAGCAAGGAGCAACACCCATGAAACATATGAACACTGTTCGCAAGTTCGGCCGTAAAGTTGCTGCCGGTTCCGCTATCGCCATGGGCTTTGCTGCCTCGGCTTTCGCTGAACTTCCGGCTGAAGCCACTTCCAGCATGGCTGATGCCAAAGCCGATGGTCTGGCGCTTGGCGGTCTCGTCCTCGGTGTAATCATCGCCATTGCTGCCCTGAAGTACATCCGTCGCGCTCTGTGATTTAACCGCGCGCTTCATGTGCCGAAGCATCAAACCCCGCTCCGGCGGGGTTTTCTTTTTTCTGGAGAACGATATGGACCCGCAACTTTACGTCTTCGCAATGTCCGTTCTCGCGGCTTATCTTTTGTTCTTTGGGCGGGTTTGATTATGGCTATTAATGATTATTGCCTTTTTCGCTCGCTTTCTCTTTTCATTGTTATTTATCTAGCATCTGCTGCATCCCAAGCCGTCGCCGCAGATTTTTATTGGCGAAACTCAGTAGAAGGCTCTGTCAACTATCCATCCGCTAACGCTGCATGCCAGGGAGCGGCTGATCGCTACACAGCTACGAGTAACTACTCGGTCACGGTAGATAAGATTGTATTTAACTCCTCGACCGCCGCTACGTGCCGGTTACTTCGCAACGGTGTCGCTAATCTTATTTCTACCAGCCTTGCCCGTTATGGTGACTCGTGCCCTGCTGGTCAGACTTACAATGACTCCACCGGTGGATGTGAAACGCCCAACCTCTGCGAAGCCACCATCGGCCAGGTCGTCACCCACGAGCACAAGATGAAGGAAGCGGTTGGCCAGCCGGTGATAGAACCACCTGGCTCGGTCTGCGCTAATAGCTGCCAATACGCCTTCGGTTACACCCCAGCTAGCAACGTCTATGTATACAGTAGCGGTACTCCATCGGGCGTTTTCGGCGTCTATAGCTATACCGGGAACGGCGTTCAGTGCACTGGCGATACACGCAATGAGCCCGGTTCGCCCGGCAATCAGGAGAACCCCGACGACACGCCTGTGCCTGATCCCGATAACCAGTGCCCGTCTGGCTATGTCTGGAATGGCACCTTTTGTTCCAAAGCGCCGCCTGAGCCTTGTGATCCCGAAGTAGAGGTAGGCGGTTGCGGTCCCACCGACCCTACCGACCCTACAGACCCGACTGATCCCGGCGATGGTACTGGTGATGGTGATGGTGACGGCGACGGCTCTGGTGATGGCTCTGGCGACGGCGACGGCACTGGTGACGGCGATGGGACTGGCGATGGCGATGGCACTGGTGACGGTGATGGTACTGGCGACGGCGATGGCAAGGACGATGAAGAAACGCCGCCCGATGTTGTGACCGGCGAGCTTTGTTCTCAGACCCTCGCATGCAGCGGCGACGTTATCCAGTGCGCCATTCTTCGCAAGCAAAAGGAACAGCAGTGCGCCTGGGACTATGAGCAAGCAAAGCCGGGTATTGAGAATGCAGTGAAGGGCGAGGGTTATCAGCTCGCTGAAAGCACCGTCAACATCGGTTCTTCATTTAATGAGGCTGCAACGGCATCCCGCTGGCTTGGTGCGTCCTGTCCATCGCCGAAAACCGTTTCAATTCTTGGCATAACGCACTCGTTGTCGTGGCAGCCGGTATGTGACTTCGCGTCCGCTATGTCCAACATCATTGTTGCCCTCGCGGGCATCTTTTTCGCGGTCTATGTTGGCCGTGGCCTTGGAGGTTCCTAATGCACTTCGCCGCGTTGTTCTCCTTTCTTTCAACGATTGCCGGGCCACTTGTAAAGCAAGTCCTCAAGGCCCTTGGCATTGGCATGGTGAGTTATTTCGGCCTGCAACTTATGGTCGATCAGGTCAAGGGCTATGTGACGTCCAGCTTCTCCGGTTTGCCCGCTGATGTTGTTTCTATTCTTGGCCTTGCCAAAGTAGACGTTGCCGTAAACATCATGCTCGCCGCCGTCATAACTCGCGCTGTTGTTTCCGGCATGGACAAGGCGACCGGCTCCATAACCAAGCTCGGTTCTGTAAAGGGGTAATCCATGTTTGTTCTTCGCACTGGCCTGCAAGGCAACGGCAAGACCCTGAACACTATTAAAGAAGTTGATATCAAGGCTGCGAAGGAAAATCGCACCGTCTTCTATCACAACATCCGAGGATTCAATCCGCAGTTCGAAGGGCTTAAAGCCACTTGGGTTGCCTTCGATGATCCCCATAAATGGTTTGAGCTGCCTGAAAACGCGATGATCGTTATCGACGAAGCGCAGCAGTTTTTCCGCATTCGTAATCAGGCATCTGCTGTCCCTGCTTACGCCAGCGCGCTCGAAACAATGCGCCACCAGGGTCACGAACTGCATTGCATCACCCAGAATCCCAGCCTCATCGATCACCACTTCCGCAAGCTCTGCAACAGCCACATCCACTATGTGCGAGGCGGGAAGGGCAAGGTCATCAAGCGTTGGGAGTTCGAAAAGGTCAACATGACCGTCGAATCTTCTAAGAAGGACTTCAGCGCTGACGGTGAGGCAACTCGGGTCCTTATCGACCCCAAATACTTCGGCGCTTATCAGTCGGTAAAGGAGGGCGCTACTCACCATATGCGCTTCAAGCCGCCGCGGGCTTTGTTCGTCCTTGTTGCCGCACTGCTTGTCATCGGTTACCTGTTCTATGGTATCTACGAGCGCCGTTTGGCTCCCAAGCCTGCGGAGCCTGCTACCGATGTTGCCTCGGTATCTTCTTCGCCCGCTCAGCCTGTCCAGCCTTCAGGGCCGACCGTTGACGACATTGGGAAGCCGATGACCCCAGAGCAGTACGTTGACGCTCGCGTTCCGCGCTTGGCCGATGTTCCCAGCTCCGCGCCGATCTATGACGAGCTGACCCGGCCTGTGACGTATCCGAAGCTGTCGTGCGTTTCCAGTGCCAATGAGGACTTCGTTCGTCGCAATGCTGATCGCATGGTTACTGGCATCCGCAAGGGTGAAATCCATGGTTGCCGTTGCAATACCCAGCAAGGTACTCGCGCTGTCGTATCGTTTGATGCGTGCATGAGCTACGTGGCCGACGGAGCATTCGATCCCGCCAAACCCGACCGCCAGTACAGCCAGCCGGTCGTGACCGGGCCCAGCGAGGGACGAGCGGGTACGGGTGCGACTGGCGGGCGTTCACTGACCATCGTTGCCGATTCCGAATATCCGGCCAGACCGTGGCGATAGAACGCCTAGGCGCTTCGCATAATCTATATTATGTTAAGTTGCGTTTGTGGTAATGGCCGTGCTTTGCCATCGCCTGTTGTGACGCCTGATGAAAAAGTAGAAAATGACTGATTAAAAAAAATACCAAGATATCAGTGAGATGCAGCATTCTCCGCTGTCAAGGTTTCCCTTGCCCCCCCTCGTTAACGGTTAAAAAAGGAGAATCCTGATGAGGCTTTTGCCTGTTTAAAAAGCCTAAAAAGAAGACTAAATACTGTGCTATTTTTCAAGAGTACTCGTGACTTCCTTTTAGACCAATGGGATCGTCAATGTCAAAAGTCATAGACCCTCGGCCTGTCCTTGCTGGTCCCGAAAGTATGTCTCTCGATCTCGGGCTGTACTACGCTCGCTACCCCTGCATCGAAGCCTTCCTCAGTAGTCTCTCCGCTAATCTTGATGTAGAAACGGACTTAAAATGCGCTATCCGCTTTCTTGCATATCATAGTCACCCGCTTGGAACCTTTAATAATTACCGAACATTCGTTGAACGTTTGCTCCTATGGAGCTGGATTGTTGCCGAAAAAACTGTACTGACACTAGATAAAGAGACGTTTACGAATTTTATTACTTTTTGCAAGATGCCACCTTCAAATTGGGTTGGATTTTCTACAACCGCTAGATTCTCTCAAGTCGATGGTAATTCGGTTTTCAATGAATCATGGCGGCCTTTCAATATTCGAGCATCTAAAGATGTAGGGGCGCGCAGCCCTAAAGTAGAAACCTTGCGTTTCATTCGTAGCGTTTGTAGTTCATTTTATGGTTTTCTCTGCGAGGAAGATGTGATAGCGATAAATCCAGCTATATCATCACGAACTTTCTATGGAAGAGGAATGCGCGCTACTTACCCTGTGGAACGATATTTGACTTCCGAGCAATTAGGTCAGGTTCTGCAAGCGCTAGAATTTCATGCGCTGGGTGATCCTGCTGGTGAGCGTGCTCTTTTTATAATAGCAGCAACGACTCTTATGTGTTTGCATGCTGCAGACCTTGCAAATGCTGATAACTACTGCCCATGCATGAATTGCTTTGTTCTAGACGATGCCAGATGGTGGTTGATACTAGAGGCGCCAGGTCGGCTGCTAAGGAAAGTTGAAGTCACTCCAGAGTTCCTGCCCTACTTGAGACGCTATCGAAAAAGCCGAGGACTACCCCCGTTCCCAGAGCAGAACGAAGAAAACCCTATCTTGGAGGCTAGTCACGGGCGCCCCGGTCTTTCCGTGCGACAAATACGAAGCATTGTTAAAGAAGCGCTTATGAAAGCTCATGAAAGCATTACTTCTACAGACAAAGGCGGTGAGCACTGGAATATCCTGCTTGGTGGCAGTATGCGTTTTTTGAAAGAAAGCGGCGCAAAGATTCGTGCGCAAAGCTTCCGCCCTGCCGAGTTGCAGAAACATCTAGGCATTTTCAGCTTGGCTTATACCTATGGAAGGTATTATGGTTGATAGAGCGTTCCCCGCTAGCTTAAATTCCTGGCCTATAAGCTTCTCTGGCGGGACGCCGAAGCCTTCATGGAGTTCTGCCTTAACCCGCCAGCCGACTGGATAGGTCCCATCGTGAGGTCCCGATTCCTGCGCATGGGAAGTCGAAAGAGACTCGATACAGACACCTACATCGTTAATTTGCAGTGGCGACCTTTCAGTCGCACCATAGCCAAGCGCGAACGTAAGATTGCCGAAGAGACCGATGCCCGTCTTGTTTCCCGCCCGTACCGCTTGTCTCAGGCATCGGTGGCTCAGGTATTCGCGGTCTGTGGTAGCTTCTATCAGCATGCCATTGATGAGGGGCTAACTGAGGCGAACCCCTTCCGGGCGGTAAAACAGAAATCCATCTTTAAACAACGTAACACCTTTGACGTGACGTCGCGTTCCCTGACCCAGCTGCAGTGGAGCTATGTGATCGATACCGCCGAGCACATGGCCACGACAGACCCTCGGCACGAACGCACGTTGTTCATCGTTGCGACACTGTTCTCCATGTATCTGCGGATCTCAGATTTAGTCGGGCGTGACAACTGGACGCCCACCATGGGCGACATCCGCCGCGATAGCATGGGTAATTGGTGGTTCCATGTGGTAGGTAAAGGTAACAAGGCGGCTAAGATCAGCATCCGCGACGAATACATTAAGAACTATCTAATACGCTATCGCCAGTATTTACATCTCCCTGCCCTACCCTCTGCCCACGAGAAAACACCGTTGCTAAGCTCATTGAAGGGGCGTGGCGGACTTTCTGATCGGCATGTTCGGCTGCTGCTCCAAGAACTATTTGATCGTGCTGTGGGGCGTATGCTTGACGAAGGCTGGAGCGATGACGAGATAGACAATCTGCGTTCAGCTTCATTGCATTGGTTACGTCACACATCCGCAACCTTTGATGCACCATACCGAGAAATGAAAGACCTCCAATCTGACCTTCGACACAATAGTCTTAGCACCACACAAAACACTTACTGCAACCCGTTAGATGAACAACGTGCACACTCTGTGAAAAGCCTTCCCATTAAATTCTGA